ATTCCTGCCAATATTCTTGGAAGAGATATTGGTAATAATTTGATGTTTTTAATTAAAAAGTCTAAAAAGAAAACAATTAAAGATTTTTTGAAATGGCTTGAATCTTGGGAAAAAGATGAAAAAGAGCGTTTGCTTTCAAAATATCCAAAAGCAAATACCGAGTCTATTACAGATAAAGTAGAATGTATGGAAAATCTTTGTGATGGAGTATCTACTTTAGATGAAGTTAAGAAGAATATTGAAAAATTGTTTCAAGATAATGATGAATCTAAAATAGTATTATTTAGTAGTGTTCATAGAATTAAAGGTAAAGAAACAGATAAAGTGTTTGTTTTAGCGGATACTTTAAGGTCAGCAACCCAAGAAGAGCTTAATATTCACTATGTTGCTATTACTCGATGTAAAAAGGAATTATTTATGGTTTGGAATAAAGTTCCAAATGCAGAAATAGAAGAAGAAAAAAATAGAATATTGTTTGGTAAATAATACGTCATATACGTATGGTTCGTTATAAGAAGCTTGCAAGAGATATAAATTCAAATCCTACCCAATATAGAACTTGGGTTGATGGTTATGCTGACTTTACTACAGAGCCTTATACTGGTTATAAATCTGGTACTAATGATTTTGTAGAAAAAAGTATGTATTTGGTTGCTGATCCAACAGCAGTTGTAGATTTTAACCTATTGGTTCCAACACAATGGGAAACAACCAAAAAAGTATTGCCAGAAGCAGTATCAGAATCGCAATTGGCAGTTATTGATGGTTATGTTTATTTATTTGGTGGTCGTGAATCAAATAAGATATTACGTGCTCATGTAAATAATCCTGCTGATTGGTCTGATACTGGAGCAACATTACCTCAACATATCTATGGATCTCAAGTTTCTGTTATTGATGGTTATGTTTATTTATTTGGTGGATTTGCAGATGGATATGCAACAGATAAAATTTATTCTGCTCAAACTACAAATCCATTAGTTTGGACTGATAATGGCGCATTACTTCCAAATAAAATAGGATATTCTCAATTAGCAATATTTGATGGATACGTTTATTTAATGGGTGGCATTACAGATGGTTATCTTGCAAAAAATACAATATCTTATTGTTCTGTAACTTCACCACTGGTATGGTCTAATGCTTCTGCAACTTTATATGAGCCATTATATCATTCTCAAGTTGGAATTTTAAATAATAAAGTATATTTATTTGGTGGAAATAAATCTAATCATTCTGCAACAGACCGTATATATTCTTCATCTTTGACTGGATTTCAATCTGGTACATGGACTTTAGATGGATATATGCCATATAAAGTAACTGGGGCACAATTTGCAATAATAAGTGGTGATGGATATTTATTTGGAACTGTTGATTCTGGTGGTGGAACGCCAAAATATACATCTATTTTGATGTGTAAAGGTAATACTCCGGAAGTTTGGACAAATACAAATTATGTAATACCTGGAGAAGTATCATATTCTCAATTTGGAATTATATATGATCGTATGTTTTTGTTTGGTGGTAATGGTAGTAGTATAATTTTTGCATCCACTCCATTATATAAATATATATTTACAGATCCTAGAGTTATTGTTTATGGAGATAAAACTAGGACAGTTGTAAATGCCACAGTAGATCCTAATGATTTGTTCAAAAATTTAGGGTTTCCTCCATGGAAAACAGACTATTAATTGTAATTTTAAAAATTACGTCATGCTATTGACAGCTTAATTTTAATGGTTAAGTTTTTTGGGAAAGGCATATTTTTAAAATGACAGATCATAATTCGCCCGAAGCAATTGAAGCAAGAAAAAATCAAGAAGATCCTATTATCATGTATTTGGTTGTTAGAGAATCTCTTGGAATGAGTATTGGTAAAACTGCAGCGCAATGTGCTCATGCAAGTCAAATGTTAATGTTAACTTTTAATGAAATGGAAGCTAAAGATATTTGTGGTTGGGCTTCGGATCTTGATATAGATAAAATATCTTTATTTAGAAATTGGTTAAAATCAAGTTTTCGCAAAGTTGTTCTTAAAGCTGATGATAAAGAATGGATAAAGCTTAAAGAAGCTATGGAAGAGCATGATGTTATTGTTGTTGATGCGGGTTTAACTGAAATTGCAGCAAATTCTGAAACAGTTATTGGATTATGGCCAATGCATAAAAGTAAAGTTGGTAAATTAGTTAAAAGGCTTCAGGTTTTAAAATGAAAAAGAAAGAACCCAAATTAATTTCAATTGACCTTTCAAAAGGTGATGGCTCTAATCATCCAGATATACGTTTGGATAAACGTTATTTGGCAAAAATAGATGGAGTATTTTATACTGGAAAATTTAGTAAACAATGGTATGGATTTAATTTTGATGATGGTTGGGGGCGTTCTGGTCATCAATTTGATACTCCTGGAACAAATTCTTCTTCTTGGGAAGAGCTTTATGAGATTGTTTATAGTTTATAATAACAATAAAATTATTATGAGTTTTATTCTAAATGAAATATACTTTAACTGAAGTTAAACCTAAAATTTTCTTTTTAAATTTTAAAGATTATTATGATATGTGTATGTTATTCTTGAGATATCAAGAATTTTATGAATCTCCTTCTTTAAAGTTTAGAGGTAAACAATTTAAAATTTTAGATTTTATGGAATGGTATTCTAAAAAACATGGCGGTTCATTTACTTATACTTTGGATTGGGCTGGATTTAATATTCCTGGTAAGATAATATCTGAAGTTCGCAAGAAAAAAATATTAGATTATAATAATTATGATGCAGAAATGTTCCATATATATGGAAAATGTTATGCTGAATATTGTAATGATTTTTATTTAATTAGTGCTGTTGGCGAAAATGAATCATTAAAGCATGAAATTGCTCATGGATTTTTCTATACTATTCCACAATATAAAAAAGAAATGACAAAATTAGTTAAAGCTTTAGATTCTAATTTTAGATCCAATTTTAATTTAATTTTAAAAAATATGGGATACACACCAAAAGTTTTTATTGACGAATGTCAGGCTTACCTGTCAACAGGAATATATAATATTAAAGAGTTTGATAATATGAAACTTAATGGTGAAGACAAACCATTTATTGAATTATATAATAAATATTATGAAAATTACAAATAAAACAATAAAAATAGAATATGATGATGATCAGCTCAATATCATTAATAAAATAAATGAATTATTGTTTGAGCACAAATTAAAAATTATTGATGATGATGAATTTCATGATGGATATTGCTTATTTAAATTAGAAGAAATAAAATGAGTAAATCTAGATATGGAGTATGTGATATTTGTGGTTGTGCTGTTGTTAGGTTAGAAGATGGAGACCCAATTGTTTCACAAGAAGTTGATTGTTTTTCTGGAATGCCTATAACAAAAAATGTTTGCACTACAGTCAAAATTCCAGAAAAAGGTCAATTTACTGTTAATGGTCATACTTATCAAGACAAAAATCTTATTCAAGTAAGATGTGCACAACATCAAGATAATACACATGCAAGACCAGGATTAGATGCTAAAGGCGGTTCTGGTGTAGAGCGCAATGGATATTGTGTTAGAGAAATTAAGGAATAATAGACAAAATGAAAAAATTATATTATGCCAAACAAGCATCAAATATTGATGATGTCGTGTTTTTTGGAGAGATCCATGAAGCGGCTTCATGGTTAAAAGAGCAGCGAAAGTCTATTAGAGAAGAAGAAATTAAAGTTATTGAAGTCACAAATCCAGATGATGTTCCTAAAGAGTGGAGATCGGTTGTTTATTGGGGAGATAATCCAAGCGATATGGCGGTTTCAGATTATTTTTCTAGTTTAGAAAAAAATCAGTTTGAAAGCGCTAAAGAAATTTATTTTCGCTTAAAAGATAAGTATGAAAAATGAGCGCAAAAATTAATCCAGAAGATGCTGCAAATATAATAGAGCAGATTGGCAATTATATCAAAAAGTTTGATGTAAAGATATTAATGATATGTACATTCAATTGCAAAGAGCAATTGATATTTACCCACAAATGATTTAGATATGTTTCCAAGTATATCGTTTAATAATATGATTTATGGTTGTTTTAGGAATGTTAAATATAGAAGATAATTTAATCTGCTTATAATTTCCGGTTTTCCATAATTCTCTAATGTTTAAAACCATATCCTCATTAATGTTGGCTCTAGGATTTTTTGAACCAGTTGATGATTTGCTTGCATTTTCTCTTGCCTGTAGCGTTCTTTTTGCATCTCTCAATCTAATAGTAGTTTCTACATTATATCGTTTTTTAGAAGAAATTGACTGTTTATTTTTTGTTTCTTGACTAATAATTTTGTTTTTACAACCACCAAGTTCAATATTATATCCATAATTTGGATTCCATGATCTGAAATATTGAATCCAGAATTCTTCTGATGAATCAATTTCATCATCAGGTAATTCTTCAATTATATAGTAATTAAAGTTATCTAAACCGTATTTTCTTATAGAATTATATAGTGGATGCAATTTGTGCCTAATAATCGCATCATATTTGTGTCTAGTCCATCTTTTGTTGGGCACTTTACTTTGTCCAACGTATATTTTATAATTTATAGTGTTTTGAATTATGTATATATATCTCATAAATGCAAATATATCATCACATTGGATATATTTGCGACCTAAAGGAAATTATGTTAAAATCTAAAGACAGTCTTGGTGATAGAATGAAATTCTTTTATGAAGATGCATATAGGTTGCACCTTCCAAGAAGGATGCCCGTCATAGTTAGATATGATGGAAAATCATTTCATTCATATACAAAAAGTTGTAAAAAACCAATTGATAAAGATTTGGTTGATTGTATGAATGAAACAGCAATATATGTTTGTAAAAATGTTCAAGGATGTAAGTTAGGGTATGTACAGAGCGATGAGGTATCATTACTTATAACTAATTATGATAAATTAGAAACTGATTGTTATTTTGATAATAATATTCAAAAAATAGTTTCAGTTATTTCTGCAATGGCGTCATCACATTTCACGTCAATATCTTCTAAAATATTTGGGCAGATTAAACTGGCTCAATTTGACGCTAGAGCCTTCGTTATACCAAAAGAAGAAGTAAACAATTATTTTATTTTTAGACAAGTTGACGCTACCAGAAATTCAGTTCAAATGTTGGCTAGAACACTTTATTCTCACAAGCAATTGGATAATAAAGCAAATTCTGAATTGCAAGATCTTTGTATGAAAAAAGGTGTGAATTGGAATGATTGCCCAACCTCTCAAAAAAGAGGTCGTTGTATAATTAAAACAAAAACTCTTAAAGAAGGCAAAAATCACTTAACCGGAGAATCTACTTACTTTGAAAGATCAGAGTGGGTTGTTGATAATGAAATACCAATTTTTTCAAAAGATACTTCATATATTAATAAATATTTATTAACTGATATTCAAAAAGAATTAAATCAAATACCATGAATATTTCTAAATCTGAACGGAGACGTTTGCGTAGAAAAAAACGCAGGCAATCAGTTAGAAAAAATGCAAGCATAAAAAAAAAGTTATGTAACAACATTGCAATGGCACCATGCTGTTATTGCAATGTTGTTTTTTTAGTTGATGATCTTACAGTTGAGCATATTATGCCAAAATGTCTTGGTGGAACTAATGATTTAAGCAATATTGCTTTGGCATGTAGTCCGTGCAATTCTGAACGAGGAAAAATCGCATTTTCTATTAGAAAACAACAAATGAGAGAAAGATATAAGGATTATAAAAATGGGTGTTGATTTTTACACATGTGCTATTTGTGATAATAATTTTCCAGATTGTGGAGATTATGTTACTTGTGAAGAGTGTTATAACAATTTTTGTAGTGATGAATGTGCTTCTCTTAAACCAATTGCTACTTTGAATGAAGAAGAGTTTAATGAAGATTTAACTAGTTGTTGTATTTGCCGTAAAGAAGTGGCAAATGATTATATATTGTTGGGCGTCTTATTAAGACATTATAATCTCACTAAAGATCAAGTTCTTGATCTTTGGCGTCAAGAAAAAGATATAAAAGATGATGATGATGATGATGGTGGAGGCGAAGACGATGACGAATACGAATACGAAGACGAAGACGAAGACGAAGATGATGATGATTGAAAACAAAGAATCATTTCAAGCAAGAATTAAACCATATTTTTCTCCATCTGATACTCTTGATATTTATCATGCATATTATTTAGCCAAATATGGTCATAGAGGTCAAGTTCGTAGCAGCAAGTACATTTAGTGCTGGCGTATCTGCCCCATTCCTAATACTGAAGCAACCCAAATCAAAATAAGCCGCAAGCAAGATCCGTGCCAGCTTGACACGCCACAAACCTTGGTTATGTTGTGGGGGCTAGGGATCCGTGCGTCCTTTTTGCGTTTCCGCAATGCAGGTTATTTACCTGCTTTGCACTTACCTGTTAATATTTTGGTATTACATAAGTATATGGACAGATTGGAGATGTAATGCCAATAGAAAGTATCTTATCAGAAGACCTAATAAAAAAAATAAAATACCTTTACGATGATGGGTTAAATAGGATTAATATAGCAAAGCAGTTATCACTAACTGAATGGACGGTTAGAAAATGCTTAAAAGGCTATTGTAAAAATAAAAGTGAAAGATTAAAAAGATATCATAGATTCAATTCAGTACAATTGTCAGACTTACAAATTCAATGTATTTTGGGCACATTGCTTGGTGATGCCTCTTTGTCTTATAGACAAAAAACTGATTGTTTTGAGTATCAATTATCTCACTGTAAGGAACAAAAAGAATATATTGAGCACATTTCTCATTTATTGAACGTAAAATGTAATAAATATATTAAAAATGATAATAGTTTTTCTTCTGGAAAAGAGTATTATAAATTATCATATAACAATAAATATGAGTTGGTTAAATTAGCACAACATACTATTAATAATGGTAGGAAAACAATTACAAAAGAATGGGTTAATTTATTGCAGCCAATCGCAATAGCATATTGGTTTATGGATGATGGAAGTTCTTCGTGGATAAAAAATAATCCAGGAATAATGGTAAGGTTTTCTACTCTTTCTTTTACAAAAGACGAGATTAGTTTACTTCAAAATAAATTATTAGAATTTGGTATTGAGACAGTAACACATAACCATACAGATGGTACTGGTCATGAGCTTTATATTAGACAAAAATCAGTAAATATATTTATGAACTTAGTAGAGCCATTTATGGTTAATTGTATGAAATATAAAATAAAGAGAAGATTAAATGGATAGAAAAACATATTTAGAATCTAAAATCTTAGAAGCAAGAGTTGCTTATTATAATACAGACACTCCTATTGTGTCTGATAAAATATATGATGCTTGGATTGATGAGCTAAAAAAAATAGACCCAGTAAATAAGATGATAACTATGGTTGGAGCACCATTATTACCATCTGCTTGGAAAAAAGCCAAACATCACATTCCAATGGGATCATTAGATAAGATAAATACTCCCGATGAATTTGTAAAATGGTGTAAAGATAAAAATTGTGACGAGTGGTTTGTCACAGAAAAGCTTGATGGACTTAGTATTGAATTAATTTATGATAATGGTAATTTAGTTCAAGCAATTACTCGTGGGTCTGATGGTGAAACTGGTGAAGATATTACATCTAATGTTAAACGTATGGGTGGCGTTCAGAATAAGTTATCTTGTGATTTTAATGGTTCTCTTCGTGGAGAAATCATTATGACAAAGACTAATCATAAAAAATTCTTTTCTGACAAAGCAAATCCACGTAATGCCGCTTCTGGCGTTTCAAAACGACTTGATGGTGTTGGTTCAGATAAACTTGATATTCTTTTTTATCAAGTTTTAGGCGATGTAGACTTCACTACAGAAGTAGATCAGTTTGAATGGCTTAAGAAAAACAAAATTGGCACCCCTAATTATTGGCTTAAAAAGAATGCTGGCGAAGTAAATGCACATTGGCGCGATTATCAAGATAATAAACGAGATGCATTAGATTATGATATCGATGGTTTAGTTATTCGTTTGAATGATTTACCAAAGCAAATCGCCCTTGGTGATAAGGACATGCGCCCAAAGGGTGCAATTGCATTCAAATTTGACAATGAAACGCGCGAATCTGTTATTCGAGATATTGTTTGGCAGGTTGGAAATAGTGGCAGACTTACACCAGTAGCAACTGTAGATCCAGTTACATTAGTAGGAGCAACAATTACTAGGGCAAGTTTATATAATATTGCTTATATTGAAGAACTTGGTCTTGATATTGGAGCCACAGTACTTGTAGCAAGAGCAAATGATGTAATTCCTCGTATTGAGGAGCTTGTTAAAGGTACTGGAACTATTGCGGAAGCACCAACAGTATGCCCTGCATGTGGTGGTAGTACCGAAATGCAAGGAGAAAACTTAGTTTGCACTAATAGTAAATCGTGTCCAGCTCAGGTTGTTGGTCGTATTAAAAATTGGATTAGTGAATTAAATATTCTTGAGTGGGGTGATACTCTTGTAGAGCGTTTGGTTGAATCTGGAAAAGTAAAGACTGTTGCAGATTTGTATCGTCTTACAGTTAAAGATTTGGCTAGCATTGATAGAATGGGTGACAAATCTGCTCAGAAATGTTTTGATTTACTTTGGGAATCTAAAAAGATTCCACTTGAAGTATTTCTTGGCGCATTATCAATTCCAATGATTGGTCAATCGACAATTAAAACTATTATGAATGCTGGTTGTGATACATTGGAAAAATTTGGTCAGCTTAAAGCCGAGCATTTTGAACAAGTTCCTGGTGTTGGTCCAATTAAAGCTAAATTTTTGGCTGATGGTTTGGTTTTAAATCAGAAGTTAATTTTAGATATTCTATCAACAGGAGTAGAAATTAAAGATATTGCTGTTGGTGCATTGACTGGAAAATCGATCTGTTTTACAGGCGCAATGAAAAACAAAAGACCAGTACTTGAAAAAATGGCATCAGAAGCTGGTGGAGATGTTAAATCTTCAGTTGGTAAAGGTTTAACCTATCTTGTAATTGCAGATCCTAATAGTACAAGTTCAAAAGCTGTTGCTGCAAGAAAGCTTGGAACCAAATTAATTTCTGAAGAAGAGTTTTTGGAGTTAGTAAAATGAAAATTCAGCCAGTTAGAGATCTAAAAGATAAAGAATCAACAAACTTATATGTTGGAAAAATATTAGATGATAATATGTTCAAATGTCAAATAATAAATATGAGCAATGATATTATAGATATTAAAGTTTTAGATATCTATTGGGACAGAATTGGCACATATATTGATGTTGGTAAAACATATCCTGTAGTTAAACGTCCATTTCTTGTTAAAGATAGTATTATGCAAGTTTGGGAGATTGATGAAAAATATATGAAAAGAAATACATCTCAAGTTATTCTCCAATGGGAAATTGGAATTGGTTGGTGTTGGGATTTATATTCATGATTCCTTATATTAAATATACTATGATTAATGCTGATTATATTTTTATTAGACCAGATGAAGAATTTGGAAAAAGATTTAATTTTTGTACAGAATTAGATGATATTGGAACTGGCAAATTTGACGTTTCATTAGCAAATGGTTCTAAAGTAGAAGTTGTGTCTGATCCTGTTGAAATTTATAGAGAAAAATATGGCGGCAATATATCTGTAACTAAAATAAAAGCAGATATAGCAATTGATTATCATACTATAATAAAAGAATTTTGGATTCCAACACAATATTTAAGTGGATTACAATGAATAAATTATTAACATGGGACTCTTCAATTAATATTGGAGATTATGTTGTTTCAACATATAATAGAAGTCAACTTCTTTATAAAGTTATCAAAATTACAAGGCGTTTCATTACAAAAGATGATATCCATTTATATGATAATGTATATGTTAATGCATATAAAAAAGCTAAAATTGGTGACGAATACAACCCAATTGTGACTATTAGTCCTGTTGGAAATTTAAATTTTCTTAATAAAAAGAAAATTTCAAAAGTTAATTCATCTTTAGATGGAAGTTATCTAATTAAAGTCACTAGAAATGTTGCTGATGAATGGATTGATAAGTTAATTAAAGAATTAAGCGTTATAAAGTAACGTTTAAGTAACATAATTTTATTTATATCAACTAAATAATATATTAGTATAAATGAAAAGCAAATATCTTTGGTTTACTGATTTGCATCTTAATAGGGTTTCACCTATTAAAAAGGTTCTTTTTATAAATCATATTATAAAAGAAAAACCAAAAGCAATATTTTTAACTGGTGATATTTCAAATGGCATGATTTTATATTATGATTTATATTTATTGGCAAGATTTATTAAATGTCCAATATATTTTATATTGGGAAATCACGATTATTGGAATTCATCAATAGAAAAAACTCATAATAAAGTTAAATTGTTATGCGATAAATTTCCAAATCTTATATGGCTTTCCGAACAAGACTTCATTGAGTTAAATGAAGATGTTGCTGTTATTGGAGATGAGGGATGGTTTGATGGTCGGAATGGGAATACTGATTATTTAAAACTAACAGTTGATCAATATCTTATTGAAGATTTTAGACATTATAAATCAATGGATGAAAAACTAGAACATTGGCGCAAAATGTCATTTGAATCTAGTTTAAAAATTAAAGATAAATTACAAAAGGCGTTAAATAAAGGATATAAGACTGTTTACATATTAACTCATTTTCCTCCGTGGGTTGAAGCAACTCGTGCTCGGGGAACATTTTTGGAAAAGTTTTGGTTGCCATATAATACAAATGTAAAAATGGGACAAACAATTGAGCAAGTTATGAAAAACCGGCTTAAATCTAAAGTAATTGTTCTATGTGGTCATATTCACGCAGATACTATAATTCATGTATCTTCAAATATTGAATGTAAAGTGAATAAAGATAAGATATTTGGATGGCTTAGAAATGAAGAGTTATTATTTATATAATCAATGCATAATGCCACATATTATGTATGGCATTAATCATTAAGTTTACAGATGAAGATATTAAGAATTATATAGTGGATTCTCCAGAAAAAGCATATACTCTTGGATTTTTATGGGGAGATGGTCACCTTAAAGGTGGTTTTAAAAATAAATCTGGAATATCTGATGTTAGGTATCCTGGATTTGAAATTATAAAAGATGATTTTGATGAGATAGTTGATTTATTTAAAGTTTGGGGTCAACTCACCATAACATTTAGGCATAGAAAAAATAGAAGACCACAAGGAAATTGTTATATTTTTGATAGTAATTTTGGGTGGTTTTTAACTAAAAATGATTATTTGATTAAATCATCTGTTGAACCAAGTAGTATTTTAAGTGTAATTCCAGAACATTTAAAACAATATTGGTGGAGAGGGTTTATAGATGCTGATGGTTGTTTTTATGTAGGTAAAAATATATATCAATTCTCGATTAGCGGAGCATATGGATTATCTTGGAAAGAAACGAAATCTCTTTTTATTTCACTTGGTATTGATAAATATCAAATTCAGCAAAGAATACATAAAAAATCAAAAAGTTCCGCAATAAGATTAAGTAATAAAGTTTTGATTTCAAAATTAGGCAATTATCTTTATAAAGATAATTTGCATATTGGTTTAAAGAGAAAATATAGCTCATTTGCTTTAATTAAGCAAAATGTAATATAATATCTTGTCATAAGATTTATGATTGATCCAGATGACGAAATATGGGCGTATGCCTCTCAAATTAATTTTGATTGGTATGATGAGTTAATTGATTATGAAAAAACTCAACAAAATAATAAAAAACGCGAAAAAGATGGTTGTTTTTGCGTTAAATGCAAAGAATTTTATCCATTTGCTGAGGAAAATCAACCAGATGGTACATTAATTTGTTATTCGTGTAGAAATCCTTGGTAATTTAAATTAATTTGACTTATATTGCACTAGTGGTTATAATATATTTGTGAGGAAATATGTTAACCATTGAGCCAAAATTTATAATTACTCCAGAAATTTATGATAAATGTTCTAAGTTTTCAAAAGATTCAGTATTAACTTCTGCAGATAAATATGCTAGAAGAAATCAATTGGATGTCGAAAAGATTGCAAAGGATATTCGTAATGGTAAAATTGGAGAACAAGGTGTTTGGGACATACTTGTAAAAAGTTATCCAGAATTATCTGCTCCAGATTATACAATTTATTCTAAAAAAGACAAATCATGGGATCCAGATTTAAAAGATAATAATTCTGGAATTAGAATTGGAGTAAAATCTCAAGACATTGAATCTTCATTAAGTTTTGGAGAATCTTGGGTATTTCAATTTGGTAATGGTGGAAAGTATGATTGTGATTCTGGAGTTTTTAAAGAAACAGATTTAAATCATTATATTTCTTTTGTGTCTTTAAATGTTCCTAAAAGACGTGGCGAAATTAGAGCTATTGTAAAAGTTCAATGGCTTCATGATAAAAAATTATTTAAAGAAATGAAGAAAGCAACTTTGCGTGGTAATAAGGTTGCTGTTTATTATGATGATTTGGAGCAATATAAAGATGATTTGTGGCAGCTTTAAAAATGAAGTGTAGTTATTGTCAATATGAATTTGTATGTTTTTATGAAAATGAAGACGGACCTTGTTATGGTCCTATAATATATATTGCATTTGCTTATTGTTTTGATGAAAACGATAATTTTGGAATTCACACTTGTCAAGCACATCAATATATGGCATTATCAAATGCAGGAGAATGGTGGAGAGGACCAAGAGGATATAAGCATAAATGATTAAAACGCCATTTCGTTATCCAGGAGCCAAAAACAAATTACTACCTATTTTATTAGAACATCTAATTCCGCTTATAGATAAACAATCAGAATTTATTGATGTGTTTGTTGGCGGTGGTTCTGTATTATTAGAGATTGCTCAAAAATATCCAAAAATACAGCTTTATGCCAACGATAAAGATTATTGGATGTATTGTTTTTGGAAGATTGTGGCAGGCAATGATTCTACAAAATTACAGGCGCTTCTCAAGCTAATAGATACGCCGCCGACCTTGGAACTATTTTATAAGTTGCGCGAGACAAAATCTACAGATGAAATTCAGTGTGCATATAGGGCAATCTTTTTTAATCGAACAACTTTTTCTGGTATATTTTATAGTGGTCCAATTGGTGGCAAAGAACAAAAATCTAAATATACCATTGATTGCAGATATAATGCAAAAAAGATTAAATCAAAAATAATTGAATGTAATAAGCTTCTTATAAATAGAACAATTGTTTCAAATTTGGATTTTGCACAATTAAAACTATTAATAGAAACAGACATTCCTGCATATCTTGATCCACCTTATTATGATAAGGGCGATGCATTATATATTGAAAAAATGAATCATTCTGATCATAATAAATTATCTGATATTCTTTCTAAACGAAATAATTGGGTATTATCATATGATGATTGTAAAGATATTAGAGATTTTTATTCCAATTCAAAAATTATAGATTTAGCTGCTCGTTATTGCATAAATGGCAAGAAAAATAATTGGGAGCATAAAAATGAATTGATTATTTTGCCAAAAGTAGAATTTTTAGATAAAGATGAAAGTGGTTGGTGATTAAATGAAAATAAATTTAGCAGAAATATATTCTGAAGTTTCAAAATCAATGGAAGATGAATCAGAAGAATTTAAAAAAATAGTCAAACAAATTGAAGCTGAAGCTTTAAAAGGTAATTATACTCTTAAAATTAACATTGATAAAGAGGTAAAAGATTGGGTAGAATATCCACTTTTACGAGGAAATCAAGTAAAACCAGATTTAATTTATAAATTAGAAGATCATGGATTATCATTTGGTAGTGTTCAATCTATTGGTTTTAATAATTATACTATGTTAATTTCTTGGCGTAAATAATATGCAACTTATCACATCCTAATAGGATGGAGATTAAGTTATGCGCTACATATATTTGGCACTATTTTTATTATTATTTGCCGGCTGTATTCAAACCGGATATCGTTATGGATATAATTATGATGTTAATTATTATCCGCAACCTATTCCAGTATATTATGTTGGGGCTGTAAATCCATATCCATACCATTATTATTATGGTCAATTTGTTTATGTTTATCCTAGTCATGGAATGAAATTTAGAAAATGGAAATAATATTATATTTATTAGCATCATTTGGATTGGCTTTCTTTATTAAAGAAAAAGATGGTCCATTTGATTTAATGAATAAAATTAGAGTTTATTTATTATCTAATAAATATGTTGGTGTATTCTTCTATAAATTATTAGATTGTTATTTTTGTATTGGATTTCATAGTGGATGGATAATGTATTTGATAAGTCAAAAAGAATGGCATTTTAATTTATTATTTTGTTGGGCACTTGCGGCAGCAGTTGGGAGCCTTATACTTAACAAGTTGTTTGAGAGATTATCTATAGGAAATTAAAATGTCTATTGAAATTAAGATGGAGCCAACAACTCCTCCTATGTCTTGGGATGATTTTGTTGTTAAAACTCCAAAATTTTCTATTGCATTAGATGGATTTGTATCAACTGGACCAAAATTTGATGAATCTGGTCCTAGAGCTAATATGAATCATCATGAAGATGTGGACAGATTAGCTACAAGAGCTACTTGTGCTCAAGCTTTAATGGCAGTTAGACAAGGATTATTTCAAAAGTTTAGAGATAAAGATGGTGCTAAAGCAATAATTTATGCAAATGATTGTGATGAAGATGTTTGTACATCTGTTTTTATATTGAAAAACCATTATCTTGCAACAAATACAATGAATCCTGCTCTTAATAGATTGGTTGCTATGGAAGATGCTTTGGATTCTACTGCTGGAGCTTATCCTTTTCCTGGAGATTTGCCAGCTTTACAGGAATTGGCTTGGGTATTTTCTCCATATAGACAATTTCGTATGTCTGGCGGCTTAGAAAAGCGCAATGCAGAAGCTTTTATAGAAATTGTGACTGATGTATGCAATAGGATATCAAAACACATTGTAGGTCAAGGTAGTAGTATTCCTCTTGATTTAAGATATGATAGAATTGATTCTGGTAAAGATTATGTAGTTGTAAAGGAAATTGGAGCTCATTCTAGAACAGGAATGTTTTCTGATGGAATTCGGGCGTATGTTTCCGTAAAAGAACGTCAAGATGGTCGCTGGCAATATACAATTGGAAGAATGTCCCCATTTGTTTTTATAGATACTTCTTTAATTGCAAATGCTATGAATTTAGAAGAATGTAACGATTCTAATGATCGTTGGGGAGGTGGTAATTCAATTATAGGAAGTCCAAGAATTTCTGGCAGTTCTTTGCCTCCCAAAAAAGTAATTGAAATTATTAATTCCTTGGTAAAATAAAAAAATATAGCCGGTTAATTTATTATTTTGTCGTGCCATTGCGCGCGATATTTCAATGTTTATGCTGTTCGTAATGAACGGCATTTTTATGCCGCTTAATTGATCATTTCAATCAAGTATTTTGTCGAGAAATACTTGATTTATTCGTATTCTTTTAATATGAAGCAATTATCTTCATTTAGGTAAAAATCGTCAGAAAAGACTTAAAAGTCGTCAGTTTAGATAAAAGGAAAATTAATAATGGCTTTAACTGCACATAAAGCGGGTACAGAACCCGCATTCCCTTCAGATTATGATGTAACAAAGAGAGTTACATTAAATTTTACAGATATTGTTAATAATAACAATAAGTATTATAATTTAGAAGTACAAGTATCCAAATCTGGTGATGCCAGAATTTATACTGTTTACGGTAGAGTTGGCGGAACTGCTGCAAAAGAATATCGAGTTTGCACAAGTCAACGCCAAGCAGAAGATGAATCTGATAAGATAATTAAAAGCAAAACCAAAAAAGGTTATGTGGAAGTTAAATTAGTTAAAGCGGATGTTGGTTCCGAAGTGGGCAAATCTAAAGTAGAAGTGTCCAAAGTGTCTGTGGATGAATTGCAGAAGGTTGGCATTAAAGTTGCCGAAGAAAAAGAAGATAGTAAGCTTCATCCAGAGATACAAAGTCTTGTTAGAACGTGGTTTGGTGTAACTCAAGAATTTATTGAGTTAAATCTTGACACAAAAAAATGTCCTCTTGGTCAGTTGTCAATTGATCAAATTACTAAAGGCAAAGATATCCTTGAAGAAGCTCGAAAAATTGTTCACTCAGCAAAAGATATTGCTGAATTAAATAGACTTACAAACCAATATTATTCAAATATTCCACATAACTTTGGTTATGGTCGAATCAATGCTGATGTTCTTCGACTTGATGATGACGTTAAGATTGATAAGGCTTTTGATATTCTTGATGTATTCAATGATGCAAAAGCTGTTCAGGGAGTAATTTCAAAAAGATCTGCTGTTGATTCACAATATCAGACATTAAATGCAGAGCTTGAATATCTAGATCCTTCAGATCCAACTTGGAAATGGATTGATAAGATGATTCATGATACTCGCGCCAATAATCACCAATCATTAGGTAAACTTAAAACTCATAAGATTTATAAATTGGCTAGAAATGGTGAGGATAAAAATTTCCTTGCTACTGCCGAAAGAATTGCCAAACAATGTGGTAAACATCAACCATCAGAAACTTATGCGAAATTAGTTAAAGAGCGCCCAGATGTTCCAAAAGCATTGCAAGATCTTTATGCTAGAGCAAATATTTCTCCTGGTTGGCATGGAACTCGCAGAGCCAATATGATTGGTATTACAACTAAAGGTCTTTTAATTCGTCCTTCTGGTGTTGTTCATGCAGGCTCTATGTATGGTGATGGTATTTATTGGGCAACTAATTCAACTAAGTCAATGAACTATTGTGATGTTAAAGGTTCTTATTGGGCTCAAGGGTCAAATAAAACTGCTTATTTGTTTTTAGCAGATGTTGCTTATGGCAACTATAAGTTTGCAAATGGCGCTCATTTTTATACAAAGAGTAGTATTTCCCCTGCTCACTCTGTATTTGCCAAAGCTGGTGCTGGTGGAGTTTATAATGATGAGTTGATTACTTATAATCCAACTGGTCCAGAGCAGCAGCATAAGCTTCGTTATATTATCGAATTTGAAACACAGGCTAAATAATTATTAGTGTAATGAATAATTTTAAAATAATGAAAGTATTTTTTACATCATCAATGCCTAAAGACGTAAGAAAAGCGTTTAGAGAGAGCGGTGTTGATAATATTTGGACGATTAAACAAAATCGATATAAATGGATTGACAATAATGGTATAGAAGTTAATAAAGAAAATGAACCATATGCAATTCGTGATACCAAAATAGATACTTGGTTAATTGAAAATGGCGCAAATGATGCGCCAGATGATTATACAGAAGGCGAAACAGTCGTAATTATAGAATGGTAATAAATTAATGATTGGTTTATGTTGTCACTATTTAGAAGAAAATAAAAAAAATAAAATTGAGAATATTTTAAACGAGAAAAATTTACAATACTCTCAATATTTAAAAGGTAAATATAGTGAAAAACAAATAGTTGAAACATGGATTAATAATGCTAATGGGCTAATTGATATACTTAAAAAAGTAAATAATGAAGGCATTAAATTATTTAGAATTTCTTCAAATTTATTTCCATTATATGATAATTTAACAAATGTATTGAAGTCAAATAAAGAAATATCTGATCTCTTAAAAGAAGCTGGTAAATTTATTCTCTCAAATAATATGAGAGTTTCAACTCATCCAGATCAATTTGTTGTTTTATCATCAAATAAAACTGATGTAATAGAAAAATCTATTCGTATGTTAAATCATCATGCGTGGATATTTGATGAAATGGAATTGCCAATTTCACCATTTTATGCCATAAATATTCATGGTGGTACAAAAGGAAATATCAAAATACTAATTAATAGTATTAAATTATTGCCAAAATCAACGTCTGGACGATTAACTTTAGAAAATGATGAAAGTAGTTATTCAATAAAAGATTTGCTTGTAGTTTATGAAGAATGTGGGATTCCTATTTGCTGGGATTCTCATCATCATACATTTAATCCTTCAAATTTATCTCTTGAAGATGCATTAAAAATTTGTAAAACATCTTGGGGAAATATAAAACCATTAACTCATTTATCAAATACTTCTCCAGAATTTATTAACGGATCATTTACTGATAGGCGAAAACATTCTGATTATGTTCATTATATACCAGATTGTCAATTAATAGCTAATAATAATAATGAAATAGATATTGAGTTTGAATTTAAAATGAAAAATTTAGCGATAAAAAAAGCAGTGCAAGATTTTAAAATTAAAATTTAAGGAAATAATAATGAAAGTATCTAATTTAATTAAGCAAATTATAAAAACTGCCAATGAAAAATTTGGAACTACTGATCATAATAATGATAATATTACTGTTTCTTTGTTTTTTGATGAAGATGGTGATTGGCAAGCATGGTTACAACGCCCCCACCACTACTCACTATTAAATCCTGAAACATTTGGAATTGATGCCGAAGAATTGGAGCGGGCGGCTGTTGTTACAAAATTTCAAGTATCTCATTCATCTTTAATTAAAACCCTTAAGATGCTTAATGATTGTGTAGAAAATGCCGATCCAAGTGATTTTGATTTTTTGGCAGCTAAATGATTCAAATAATTGAAGATAGTATTTTTAATTCAAAAGAAAAATATCTATGTCACCAATGTAATTGTATAACGCAAAGAGCATCTCACTTATCTAAAGATGTATTTACTCATTACCCATACTCAAATGTTTATGAGGGAAGAACTAATATTGATACTCCGGGATCAATAGTTGTTTGTGGAAATGGAAAAGATCAAAGATACATTATAAATATGTTTGGTCAATATTATCCCGGTAAACCAAAATACCCAATGTCTAAAATAGACGGGACAAAAGCTAGAGAAAAATATTTTCATCAATGTTTAATGGCTATTGCGAAAATAGATAATTTAGAAAGCTTAGCCTTTCCATTTGGAATTGGATGTGGTGCTGCTGGTGGAAATTGGGAATATTATTTTGGAACATTAAAAAATTTTGAAAAGTATGTTAATGAAAAACAGGGAGCCAAAGTTTATATTTATAGACGCCCTCAATAAAGGAGAATATTATGTCAAATACAAATAATTTATTAAGTCAATTAAGTTAAGCTGTGTCATTTGCTTTTAAAGAAGATAGTACTAGTCCTGGTGTTGTTGTTTCATCTTTAAAAGATGGAAGAGTTTACGCATCAGTAGTTCGTTATGGTACAAAATTTTCTAAAGGTAAGCAGGTTGTTTGTTCTGTATATGCTAACAATTTAGATTCTGCTGTTTCTAAATTAAGTGAATCATTTTTAGCAAATGTTCCAGTATCAACGAATCCAATTGATACTTTGCGAAATGCGTTAAAGAAATGAAGCAAATAAAATTTTACAAATCAAATGCTCCATATGGTTTTTTAAATAATTTTTATCCCGCAAAAATGTTTATTTATAATCATTGGTGGAATCATGTTGAAGGACCATATCAATATTGTAAAACAGATATTGTAGAGGGTGAAAAAATTCTTTTAGCCAAATCTCCTAGAGAAGCTAGAGATTTAGGACAGACAGTATCTTTACGACCTGATTGGGACCAAGTTAAAAATAAAGTAATGAAGCAGTGTTTGATTGCAAAATTTACTCAAAATAGAGATTTACTTGAAAAGTTAATTGAAACTGGTGATGCAGAATTAATTGAAGACTCCCCAATAGATTATTATTGGGGATGCGGTAAAGATGGAACTGGTAAAAATAATTTAGGCAAATTATTAATGGAAGTTAGAGAATTGCTTAAAGAATGAGAATTACAATATGAAAAATTTTACAATTTTTAAAAATGTTAAAATAATTGATTTTGATGTTTCTTTTGATAAAGATGGAAATCTTAATCGTCAAAATGAATCTTATGGTAATGGTTATTTGCAGAAAAATTCAGTATTAACTGATAAATTAGAATATGTTGGATTTTTAAAAGGTAAAACTGGCGGTTCTTCTCATGTTATATTAAAATCTTTCTTTTCTGGAAGGAAATATAATATGTTTATACCAGATTTTCATGATTGTATTATAAATAAAAAATTTGTTGATAATATAATTGCTGGTGATTTTTATTTTGTTAGAAAAGGAACATCACAAGGTATAAGATTAATTTTTTAAAATTATGAGAATTTTTTATGATGCAATTCGCTTGCTTTTAATTTTAAAAAATTTACTATGTAAATGTGTGGCGTAAGCTGTAAAATTTTAAATGGAGAATAAGAAAATGGCTAATTTAGATGATTTGGTTTTGGATACAGTTCGTGAATTTGTTCGTGATCAAGTGATGTTTACTGCTCTTGATGTAAGTAATAAAGTTAAAGAATCAATGCCGCATGCCCGACATCGTGAAGTTCGTGATGTTGTTAGAAGCCTTTTTGGATCAGAAATTCAAAATAATGGTTATGCTCGCACTCCAATTTCAGTTACATTATCTGATGGCTCAACTGCCGAAGCTTTACTTTATCATCCTTTGTCTGACTCTTGGGATTTAGATGCAAAATATGATTCGCAAAAACGTATGTCAACATCTAATCATGTGTCTGTAACTCCAGCAACACCTCCAGTTATGCCAGTTGTTACAACTCCTGTTGCTTCTGTTGCTTCTGTTGCTACAACTCTTTCACCACATGATCTTTGGAATAAATTATTTCAAACTCAAACATCTTTATTTCCTCGTAAGAGCAATCCATGAATAATGAAATTCCTATTTATATAGTTGTGGTTAATGCTGGCGGCAACATTAATCAATGTGATATCTTCTTTAATAAAGATATTGCATTTAATGCAGCTTTTGATATTGGATCAAAATGTGCGAGATCAGAATATATTAGAAAAACCCCTATTAAACAATTTGATTTAAATAGTGGTTATTATTGGGTTGTATTAGATACTAATACAACAAGTATTGTTATATTTGAAAGACTTATTAATAGAAATGATTTTTCAAAAAACTCTATTGATGTTATAGGTCCAACAGGTCCAACATGTCCAATTGGTCCAACAGGTCCAACAGGTTCAACAGGACCAAC